GCACTAGATGAATGGAAGAACCACAAGGCGAAGTTCCGTTCAGCAGTACAGACCTTGGGTACTAAGAGATGGAGTGCTGAAGAGATTCAATCCTTCTGGATGGAATGCTATCAGATGTTTGAAGGTGAAGTGCCAACAGCACGGTCATCTTACACACAAGAGGAACATAACTCTAGAAAGAAAGCCATGGCTACTATGCAAGGCTTTACTGAGACCTTTGATAAAGAGGTAACGGAGTTTGGAGGAGATAGTGCATGGCTCGCAGCTAATGCGGTTACGAACTGGCTACAGAATCGAAAGCGTCGCACAACTGAGGCTACTATCAGCAACAAGTTGATCGGTGATGCAGCCAAGAATTCTACCCGTGTTATGCGTCATGCACTAACACTAGTATAGGACCACGGCCTAGACGGGTTCAAGAGATTAGGGCTTACCTTTAGCACGTAGCCAAGGCATCTCTACTATACTAGCACCCCGTGTTGCGTGCGGTTCACAAGTGTGATAACGAGACGCTACTCACCTGAGCATGTGTGACAAAACTGCGAACCCATTGGTATAGGGTCTAAAATACCCCACTTTACTGACGGTCGTGTGGCTAAAGGGCAGTCCGAGTGGTAGGCGTAACCTACCTACAATCTAACGGAGTAGCACACCTGAGTGTTCAGTTGGGGTCAATTAGCCTCAACGCTCCGACAATCTAATGGGGGGTAGTAGTAAACGCCATATGTACATTAAGCAGGACGTTTCTATCATGGCACTGCAAAATCTACTACTCCCCGACAATCTATGTATAATGCTGGTATATAATTGGATTAGGCATTATACAGGGAAGTAGTAAAGTGTTTACCGTGGTTACCTAACTAGGATAAATGTAAGGCGGTACTAGGAACTTTACTATTCCCCGACAATCTAAGGGAAGTAACATAGCGTAGTGCTTCAGTTGGGAAGTTCGCCCCAACGCTTCCCGAAAATATAGGAGACATGCATGCCAAAGAAGAAGAAAGAAGTATCGATACAAACAAACGACCAGAACTTTGGCGGTACCTTTAATGCTCACAAGCACTGGAAGAAACTTAGAGATAAGCACAGAAAACATGAGAAGCTTGGTTTAGGTGGACCAAGTAAGCCAGAAATATACTCACCTCATGATGCTGGAAAGGGTGATGCCTCTCGTAACAGAGATGTGCCTGATGAGATATATGATTTGAACTGGAACCTAGCCTTTGGTAAGATAACTAAGGAAGAGCATACTAAAAGAACTAAAAAGTTCTGGGAGCAGTATAATAATGATGTGGGATGAACTTACAGATGAGGGTAGATCAGAGCGTCGTAATGCACAGATATTATATGAGCAGGAGATGCTTGAGTACGGAAAGAATAAGTATTGGAACGAGTACAATAGAGCACCGGATGAGGGGATACCTGAACAAGAGTTATTAGACTCTTCTATTAAAGAACTTCGTGATACTTATCAAGAGTGGATCGATAAAACCTGCGAGTCTTCTAGAACTCCACGCTGGTTGTATCCCCTGTTAGAACTTGGTGCACAAAAGATAGCCGATATAACTATACGCTCTGTCATACGGACATGGTTTTCTAGTAGTTATTGGGGGTATAATTGGACTAGTGATAAGGTTATACCACCCTTAGCCCAGAGTATAGCTACTCAGATAGCACAGGATGCTTGTGATATCATAGCATTTCAGAGAGCTAAAGAAAACAATAGAGACGATTGGTTTAAACAGTCTAAGTTTATTAAGAACTGGACTACGAAGCGTTGCAAAGCCTTTGCTAAGAAAATGAATAAGAATGTAAAGCTACCTGTTAAACATAAGCATGATTTTGGTCATCACATGTTACGGATTGCCGCTGCTTCGAACATTATAATGCTAACAAAGCATAAGATAAAGAGAGGTAAGACTCATCGCAGCTACCTTAGCGTAGAGTTTCATCCTGATGTACTAAAAGAATTACACAATAGGCACCAGTTTCTTCAGGCTTCTACCTTAGTATACAGACCTATGATATGTAAGCCTGAAGACCACACTATAAAACACTCAGGTGGGTATCTTCATACCAATTTAAGGAAGCCTGTTGTACAAAAATATAAATCAAATTTCTTCGGGGATTATGCTAAGATACAGAAGTATTCTAAGCCTTCTCAGAAGGTACTAGACGGACTCAACCTCATGATGAATACTGAGTGGTCTGTGAATGAGAAGGTCTTAGATGTAATGGAAACCCTGTTTACAAACAACACAGGGCTAGCCAACCTACCCTATTATTCCTTCGAAGAATTCATGTATAATGAGGAGTACCCTAAAGGTGGGTCTAAAGAACAACAAGCTATTTGGTGTCAAATTAGAGAAGAAAAATGGGGTAATTGGTACAAGCAAGAACAGAGTAGGGGTCGCATGCTTATACGACTTAACCTAGCCAAAGAACTATTACCTTGGGATTATTTTTACCACGGGTATACTCTAGATTTCAGGGGCAGGGCATACTCTATATGTGAACTGCTTAGTCCCCAGTCCTCTGACTTTGATCGTGGACTTATTATGTTTGCTAATGGTGTAGAGCTTACGCCAAGAGGCAGATGGTGGCAGAAGGTACACCTTGCTAACCTATTTGATCAAGACAAACTACCCTTTGAAGATAGAGTGAAGTGGGTTGATGATAACTGGAAGATGATAGAAGATATTGCAGAGGATCCTTATGAACATAGGGAATGGATTGATGATTCTGTTAAAAAGAATAAGTCTTTCCAAAGACTAGCTTCTATCTTTGATATTACTAGAGATGATAACCTTACATTCATTCCAGTACAGATAGATGGCAAGTGTAATGGTAATCAACACTGGTCTGCCATAGTAGGAGACACAGAGATTGCTGAACTGACAGGCATTATTCCATCCAAGGAACCACACGACTTATATCAGTATGTGGCTGATAAGACAACAGAGTATTGTACAAAGACTAAAGATTCTAGTGGGTGGTTTAAAGAGTTCTTAAAACATTGGGATAATATTATTGATCGCAAAGTTACTAAGAGACCTACTATGTGTGAACCCTATGGAATTACTTTCTATGGCATACAAAGATATCTTAAAGAAGAAGGGCATCTTGACTGGGTGTCTAAAGAAAAACTTGGTGGAGCTATTGTTGAATTAGCTAGAGCTATTAAAGCTAGCTTAGATAATTCTCTAAGTGGACCCAACATGGGTAAGCAATATCTTAAAGATGTAATAGAGATAGCCAATGATTTAAATAAGCACGTAGAGTGGACTACACCTAGCGGTTTTAAGGTAGTTCATTATTATAACAAACAACAAAAACGTAGGTCCCTCGCATCTTTGTTTAACCGCAAGGAACTTACTTTTTATGTAAAGACTAATGATGTTAATCCTAGAGAAGCTATGCAAGCTATTAGCCCAAACTTTATACACAGTATAGATGCGGCTCATATGTTTTTAACACTTGCTCGTATAACTTTCTATGGTATTACATCTGTTAGTATGATACACGATTCATATGGATGTCATGCTAACTTTGTAGATCTCATGCGCAATTGTTTGAGAGAAGAATTTTTAGAGATACATTCTGAAAATTTATTAGAAAAATTTAAGAAGGAAGTAGAGAATCAGTTAGGAGTTATTCTACCTGATCCTCCTGAACGAGGAAAATTAGAACTTGAAAGGGTTCTAGAATCAGATTATTTTTTTGCATAGGAGTTTACATGTGACTCACTTAATAGTAACCAATGAAGGAGATATGGAATATAGTTTAGCATATACATTTAGGCTTGCAGATACAAAAAGTAGCTGTAAGAAACTAGAGATTACATTTTCAACCGAGGGTTTAATGACTATCTTTCTCAGAAATCTTTTCGAAGATTTTATAGAGAACGGTATACCAAGCGACAATGGTTTAGATTTATGTATGTATGTACCCAAAGAAAAGGATAAGTAATGACAAAAGTATTAGTGATAGGAGACTTACACCTACCTGCAGAACGAGAGGATTATCTTAATTTCTGTAGAGGTTTAAGGAAAAAATATAAAACAACTGAGACTGTATTTATCGGCGATGTTTTAGATCACCATGCTATATCTTTCCACCAGAAACATCCTGATGCTGACTCAGCAGTAGCTGAGTATCACAGGTCGATGGAAAAGATGAAGGCATGGAAGAAAGCATTCCCCAAAGCTAGGGTTTGCATAGGAAATCATGATGAACGTATTCATAGACTTAGTTCAAGTGCAGGTATTCCTGCCATGTATCTAAAGGAATATAAAGATATCTTTAATACTCCTGGATGGGAGTGGGCTTATGAGTGGGTGATTGATGAGGTGGCTTACATACACGGAACTGGTGCCTCATCTGGCTTAGTTCCCTCGTTTAATGCAGCCAAGATTAGAGTACAGAGTACTGTATCTGGTCATGTTCATTCAGCTGCTAGTATTTGCTGGATGGTAGGTCCTAATAAAGATAAAATATTTGGATTTAATGTACCATGTGGGGTTGACAAAGACCACACTTTGATGTATTATGGTAAGAACTTTCTTAAGAAGCCAGTCAACGGGGCTGGTGTTATAATAAATGGACATCCGTATATGGAGATAATGTGATGCCAGAAACAGAAGATAGAGTATGGGTTCCTCTTGATGAACTCGAAAAATATTTGCAAGGCATTTCTACTACCCTGATGGGTATCATAGGTAATGTTGATGCAACAATAGAGAAAATGAAAGAATCAGTTGAAGAACAAAAAGGAGAAACTAATGATGACAACTAAAATTCCAGCATTTACTACAGAAACAATGGACGTTGTATGGTCACACCTACACGCACCCGATGATAAGTTTGGTGCCGACTCGTCCAACCACAATATCACAATCCTTGTTGATGCACAGCTTCAGAAGAAGCTTGACAAGCTAGTTAAAGAAAGCGGTGCAACAAAGATTAATGGTATGAGAGAAAATGATGAAGGTCAAACTTTACTTAAAGTGAAGTCAAAGACATTCGTTAAGAAAAATGTAACTGCATTTCCTTGTAGAGATGCCAGTGCAAACCAAACAAGCATTACTCCCTATGGTGGAGACAAAGTTCGTTTGCGTATTGCACCTGCTCTTCTTACTCGTGACAATTCTATGAGTTTATATCTTAATGGTTGTCAGATTATTGAGAAGAATGATAATGCTAGCGATAACACTGGTGGATTCGAAGCTACAGATGGCTTTGTTGATACCACGCCTGTTATGGCAGAAAGTACAGATGACGATCTTCCTATCTGATGCCAGAGTGGAAGTTTCCGATTAGTCCAATAGCAGCGAGTAGACCCCGTATTTCTAAACACGGGGCTTACTTCGCTGGACCCTATAAGCAATTTAGAAAAGATATGATTGAGTTGGTTGAGGAAATCTTGGGAGAATGGGAACCTCTTGAGGGACCTCTTAAGGTAGACTTAGAACTATATGTTACTCAACCTAAGAAAACTAAACTATCTGCACCTAAGGCTGACATTGATAATTATCTTAAATCTATTTTTGATTGTATGAATAAAAGATTGTGGGTTGATGACACACAAATCATAGAAACTTATGCCGTCAAACAATGGACTAAGAAAGGTGAGGATGGTTACTTTATAATAGGGGTTGATAAACTTTAAGGGGGAATACTAAAATGAAAAAGTTACTAGAAAAATTTTTAGGGGTTTTTACGATCCTAATAATAGGAGGATGTAGTGGAATACAGAAAATGTTTAGCCCACCAACTGGCACAATGGACAAGGCGATTCAAATTATTGATACGCCAGTTAATAGTTGTAGCCCTATGCTTGGCTGGCTTGGCGGTATTTGTACCCTTAGTGGCATGGCTCTGCTTGTGCTTACTGGTGGACGAATGGGATGGAGACCGCTAATTGGGGGAGTTTTATTCGTGGTTTTGAATTATGCGCTAGCAATGTATGCTAGCTGGTTCTTCCTACCCGTGGTGATTGCAACAGGTGCGATCTCATTGGCATGGGCAGGTAAAATAGTTATGGGAATTTATAAGGAGAAAAGTAATGGTAGAAATATTTGATTCAGTAGTTGGAACAGTATGCTATACAGCAGTAGTGTTTATAGCAGGTGCTCTTATTGGTGCCCCAATGTGGAGTTGGATGAAAACTAAGATGCCTTGGAGTAAATAATGGCTCAAGTATCAGAACGAATGCGATGTCCCGCCTGTGCTAACAACGGGCGGGACACCTCGCAAGACAATTTATGTGTATATGAAGATGGTGGCAAGCACTGCTTTGCTTGTGGCTATCATGAAGGTAAAGGTTTTAAAGGAGAAACTATGGAAATAACCAGAGTTCCTAACAAGAAAGCAGGTCTAAAGTTTGTAACCGGAGAACTGTTGCCTCTTAATGATCGTAAGATTACTGAGAAGACAACTAGATTCTACGGTTACCAATCACTCATGAAAAATGGTGATCGTGTTGACATTGCTCCCTTCTATAAAGATGGGAAGATGGTAGCACAGAAACTTAGAGGACCTAACAAAGCTTTCCAATGGAGAGGTGAGGCTGATAAGATATCCCTATGGGGTCAACAGCTATGGAAGAGTGTTAAAGGTAAGCGTTTAGTTATTACTGAAGGCGAGATAGACTGTATGTCTGTAGCCCAGCTATTAGAATGCAAGTGGGCTGTAGTTAGTCTACCCTCTGGAGCAGCCGGAGCAGTTAGAGCAATCAAGGATAATCTTGAGTTTGTCTGTAGCTATGATGAGGTTGTTCTTATGTTTGATATGGATGAGGCAGGTCGTGATGCATCTAAAGCTGTAGCCGAACTGTTACCACCTGGAAAATGTAAGGTAGCTATACTACCCTTCAAAGATCCTAACGAATGCTTACTTAAGAATCAAGGAAGAGCAATCATTCAGGCTATGTGGGAAGCACAACACTACTCACCTGATGAGATTGTACATATATCTCAGATAGCTGACTGTACTTCCTTAGAAGATACTAGAGTATATCCCTTCCCGTTCGATAGTTTGTCTGAGTTCTTACTCGGTCAACGAAGCGGAGAGATTACTCTGTGGGCTAGTGGAACAGGCTCAGGTAAGTCTACAATTCTGAGAGAGATTATACATAATCATCTATTAGAAGGACGAAGTGTTGGTGCCATCATGCTTGAGGAATCTCCTCAAGAAACTCTTGATGATATGGTATCATTGATTATTAATAAGCCCGTCAAAGCAATCAGAGCTAAGCGTATCATGAACAAGCTTCGTGATAAGCTAGGTAAAGATCCTATTGCTATTGATATTATTGATGATTATACCGATGAAGAATACGCTGATGCTCGAAAGAGTCTCGAAGGTTCTTCTCTCTATATCTATGACCATCTTGGTAACAGTGGACTACAGAATCTATGTGCTAGGATTGAGTTCATGGCTGTATCTCTTGGTGTAGATGTAATTGTATTAGATCACATTACTGCTGCAGCCGCTGGGCTACTCAGCACTATGAGTGATTATGATGGTGGTAGCTCCGAACGATTGCTTATTGATAACATCATGAAAGAACTAAGAGCATTGGTCTCACGTACAGGTGTTCGTATTGATGTGGTATCACAACTAAAGAAAACCAACAAGGCTTATGAGGAAGGCGAACGCATTACCTTACAAGACTTAAGGGGTTCTGGTTCTCTAAGTAGTGTACCTAACACAGTTGTTGCTTTGGAAAGGGACAGACAAAACCCCGATCCAAACATAGCTAATACTACTACTGTCAGAGTATTAAAGAATAGGCTAACTGGTAAGTCCGGTGTTGCTGCCTGTCTTTACTATGACCACGGTACTGGTAGAATGAGAGAATTAAGCTTTGCTTTTGATGCTGATGGTGAACTAGTGTACGATTGGGATAATAATTGATACTGGTTACTGGAGCAGGTCGTTGTGGTAGTAGCTTAATGATGCAAACCCTGCACCTTCTGGGTGTTCCCTTAATAGGGGAGCCCCAGTATAAGGTGCATGAACATTGTTTGTGGGGTGGCTATCATAAAGATAAAGCTGATGATATTAAGATAACAAAAGAACAAGACAGAAGAGCTAAAGACTTTAATCCTAAAGGTTATTGGGAACTAGATATGTATACTTTATTTGATATATGTCATGGAGAATATAAAGGTACAACTAAGGGTCATGTGGTCAAATTAATGGGTGAGTTTATGTTAAAAGTAAATTCACAAGAGGTCGAGAAAGTAATCATATGTAAACGGTATGATACTGTAAGACAAGCGGAAAGCATGTATGATTTATCTCGTCTAGATATAGAGATTGCTGATGAAAACAAATTAGATTGTCCCTTCACAGATGTATACAGAGGCATGAACATGTATGATATGCAGAATAAACTAGGGCTACATGATTTTGTTATTGATAAATGGGCAGTAGATAATGAGGTACCTTATATAGTTATCTACTTTGAAGATATACTAGATGATCCTAAAGAAACGATTGAAAATTTAGTTCACTTCCTCGACATAGATGGAGTGGATATTAATAAAGCTATAGATAATGTAGATGAAAGATGATAAAGAATGAAATTAGTATTTGATATTGAAGGAAATGGTTTGGCTGAGCTAACTATTGAAAAGGAAGTACCTATCATAGAAGCTACTAGGGTGTGGTGCATGTGTGCTATGGATGTAGATACAGGGAAGATGTATACGTTCTTAGAACACGAGATGGAAGAAGGTATTGAGCTGTTAAGATCGGCTAGTGTTTTAATAGGACACAATATTATTCAATACGATATACCTTTACTAGAAAGATTGTACGGGGAGATAGATACAAAACTATATGATACTCTTATAGTATCTAGACTAATGTATCCCGACAGGAGAGATCACCCCTTTGGTGGCAACTCTCTTAGGGCTTGGGGTGAATACTTAAAGTGTCAGAAGATACAATATGATTTAGGTTTTAATGAATACCACCCCGACATGGTTAAGTATTGTAGACAAGACACAGTTGTTACAAAGAAAATATTTGAGTACCAAATTAAATCAGGTTTCTTAGTAGACTACCCCAAATCTATTAAACTTGAGCATGATGTAGCTAAGATTATATCTGATCAAATGTCTAATGGTATTGGTTTTAATCTAGAAGCTGCTAATATGCTTGAGTATAATTTATTAATGGAGAAAGTTCTTATTGAAGATCAGATGTCTGAGACCTTTCCACCTATAGTAAAAGAAAGATGGTCTGAAAAAACAGGTAAGCGTCTTAAGGATAGAACTACTTTCTTTAATCCTGCCTCTCGTAAACAGATCGCTGATAGATTATATAATAAGTATGGGTGGATAGGACCTAAGACAGATAAAGGTAATCCTAAAGTAGATTCTAAAGTACTAAAGGAACTTAAGTATCCTGAAGCTAAGACTCTAGTAAGATATTTTGATACAATAAAGATGCTTAGTCAGTTGTCTGATTGGATTCTTAGGGCTGTTAGCTCTAGAGACGGTCGCATACATGGCTATATTAATACACAAGGTACTGTTACTGGACGCATGACTGCTAGCCAACCCAACCTACAACAGGTATCAGGAGATTCTAGAACTCGTGCACTGTTTGTTCCTAGAGAAGGGTGGGTTCAGATAGGTATTGATGCTTCGGGACTAGAGGCAAGGTTACTAGCTAATCGTATGGCTAGGTGGGATGATGGAAACTATGGTGAAACTGTGTTGAATGGAGACATACATACAGTTAATCAGAAAGCTGCTGGATTACAAACCAGAGCCGATGCTAAAACATTCTTCTATGCTTTGATTTATGGGGCTGGTGATGGAAAGATTGGTAAGATTGTAGGTAAGAGAGCTAAAGAAGGTAAGGTAATAAAGAATAAATTCTTTGATAACATGCCAGCTCTTAAGAATCTTATTGATAACTGTCAGTTTCAAGTAGCTAAGAAGAATACTATAACTTTACTTGATGGTAGAGAAGTTCCTTGTCGAGCTAAACATAAGGCACTAAACGTACAGATTCAGGGTGATGGTGCCATACTTATGAAGCTAGCACAGACTAAGTTCTCTAAATCCCTAGAGAAATATAAAGATCGTGTAGCTTTTATGGCTACTATTCATGATGAATGGCAACTAGAATGTGAACCAGAGATAGCTGATGATGTGGGTAGGCTTGGTACTGATGCTATAATTGATGCTGGGTATGAACTTGATTGCCATGTTCAAATGGCAGGTGAGTACCACATTGGAAACAACTGGTCGGAGTGCCATTGATGTATGTATTATTACCAACTAAAGTTTCTGTTGTATTTTATGATAGGTCAGTAGACAGAAGGACTAAACTTATTTCATTATTAACCCAGACAAAAATACATCATTGTAGTATAATATTAGAAAGAGACGGGGAGATAATTGAATTAGCTTCTGATAAAAGACATAGAGCTAAGTTTGTAGATCGTGCTGTTATAGAAAGGTTATACCCTAAAACTATTGCTACTATAGATATGGGTGAAGCAAGTGTATCTATAAAACAACTAACAGATTTTCTAAAGAATCCTTACATCGGTGATGCTAGGAGTTTATTATTCTGGTATTTTATTGGAAGGTATTTATTTCCAAGGTTATTACCTCCATCGTGTGCTTTAATAACCTGTTATTTATTAAGATTATGTGGTTTCAAAGTAAAGAATCACATAGAACCAAAGACACTATACAAGGAGTTAAAGCAATGCAATTAATACTAATTGCTGGACAAGCTGGGGTAGGTAAGACTACTCTCGCAAACATAATTGCCAGAAAAGCATTTGAATTAGGTTTAATTCCTAAGCTATTATCTTTTGCTAGCCCTCTTAAGGAGATAGCACAAGATAGGGGGTATGGTAAGAAAGAGAATCCAGAAAAATATAGAAGGTTTTGTCAGCGAATAGGTGCTGGTAAAAGAAGACAAGACCCAGACCATTGGGTAAACCTTTTCGAAGAAGAGATGCTCAGCATTAGAAAAGAAGAGAGAAAGGATATAAAGAAAGGTACTAAGTACTGGGAACGATGTATAATTGCAGACGATTGCAGGTATCCTAATGAAGTAAGGCTTGGAATAAAATATAAAGCTACTTTAATCTTTCTTTCTTATGGTGACAGAGGAGTAGATAAAGTGGAGTGGAGAGAGCACGATTCTGAAAACATGGCTAAGATTATAGATAGCAGTGGATCCAATAATCTTAGAAAAGTATTTCAATACTTCATAAAGAATCAAGGTCACGAAGGAGAGTTCGAAGACAAGGTATCTTCTTTAGTTCCTGTTTGGTGTGGTATTCAACCAGAAAATGGAACAGTTGTATCTGACTATGATGAACATATAGAGGATATAACTAAAGCTATTACCGATCTTATTGATCTATTGCTACTAGGTGCTATCGAAGAGGAGGAGGAGGATGAAGAAGATCCCGAAGAAGACTATACTTGATGGAGATATCCTAGTATATCATACTGCTTTCTGGGCTGAAGCTAATGATCCCGATCACTTTCCAGTTAAACTAGACTCTCTCATTGAACAGTGGACACCAGATGGTGTGTCTAAAATTGATATAGCCTTATCTTGTACCCGAAAGGATAACTTTAGAAGACAGCAATGGGCTTTATACAAAGCTAACAGAGAAGATTCTTATGTTCCAGAGTATTTACAAGATGTTCGTGATTGGATACAAGAAAACTACAAGTGTAAGCTATTGCCCAGCCTAGAAGCTGATGATATCCTAGGTATATATGCTAGTAAGGGTACTCATATTGCTGTTACTATAGATAAAGATCTTAAGGGTACTAATGGATGGCACTATAATCCCAACAAAGATAAAAATATTAGGTACATTACAAACAAAGAAGCTTATAAATTCTTTTGTCAACAATGGATGATGGGTGATTCTACCGATGGCATCCCTGGTTTATGGAGAATTGGTCCCAAAAAAGCACTCGCAATGCTAGGAGAGTGGGAGAAAAAGGATTGGGAGACCAATATTATGGAGCTATACACCCGCAAAAAGTATAGAGTAAGAAAAAATTGTGGGTTGTCTGATACTGAGGTAGCTATTGCGATGGCTAGGTGTGTTAAGATACTAACCAATAAAGAATATAATTTAAGAAGTAAAGAAATTAAGTTGTGGTGCCCTAAAGTTGGGTCATAAAGACAAAGGAGAATTAAATGGATCAATTTCAAGGATTTGTGGTAACACGAAGCTATTGTAAATGGCAAGAAGATTTCGGGAGGAGAGAAACTTGGGAAGAATGTATAGACCGATACTACGATTACTTTGGAAACCGCTTCCCCGAAATACAAGGAGAAGAGTGGGACGAAATACGTCTTTCTACCCTCAACAGAGAAGTTTTCCCTTCCATGAGAGCCCTGATGACAGCGGGAAGTGCGGCAGAGGTAGACGATACGTGTCTTTACAACTGTTCATACCTCCCCATAAACACGATTAGATCCCTTTCAGATGTTCTTTATATACTCTGCTGTGGTACTGGTGTAGGATTCTCTTGTGAAAAGAATGAAACCTCTCAACTACCATCTATTCCTGAGATAGTTAGAAACACAAATCTTGTTATAGATGTAGATGATTCTCGTGCTGGGTGGGCTGATTCGTTTAATGACTTATTATCAGCTCTGTATGGTGGTTTTCACCCCACATGGGATGTATCTAGAGTACGCCCCAAGGGTGCTAGACTTAAGACCTTTGGTGGTAGAGCTTCTGGACCTGACCCACTCGAAAAACTATTCAAGTTTGTAGTTAAGTTATTCTATGGTGCTGAAGGCAGGAAGCTTACTTCCTTGGAAGTACATGATATAGTGTGTATGGTAGGAGAGATTGTTATATCTGGTGGTGTTAGACGATCAGCTCTTATATCTTTATCTGATCTAGATGACAGAGAGATGGCTAGAGCTAAGACAGGTCCGTGGTGGGAAATGGATGGACACAGAGCATTGTCTAATAACTCTGCAGTATACACAGAAAAGCCCTCGCTTGGTAGATTCATGGAAGAATGGTCTACTCTATATGACTCACGCTCAGGTGAGAGGGGTATCTGTAATAGAGAAGCTATGTCTATGATTGCCGACAAGGCTGGTAGAACCCAATCTTCTTGGGGTACTAATCCTTGCAGTGAGATAATCCTTAGACCTAAACAATTCTGTAACTTAAGTGAAGTAGTTATCAGACCCTATGATAACTTAGCTACACTTAGACAAAAGGTTAAGCATGCTACTATCTTAGGTACTGTTCAGTCAGCATGTACTCGCTTTACTTATTTAGATCCAGAGTGGAAAACTAACTGTGAAGATGAATATTTGTTAGGTGTATCCTTTACAGGTATCTATGACAATAAACTTATGTCTACTAATACACCTGAATTACGTGAAGTACTTACTGAACTAAAGGAATTGGCTAGAGAAACCAATAAAGAGTGGGCAGAAAAGCTTGGTATAGGTACATCAAAGTCTATCACTTGCTGTAAACCTTCAGGAACCACCTCATGTGTAGCTGGTACATCCTCTGGAATCCATCCAAGATTCTCTGAGTATTATATACGACGAGTAAGAATCGATACACAAAATCCTCTGTGTTCCTTTATGGTTGATAAAGGTATTCCTTATGAAACCTGCTCACATAGCCCTGAACATACTACTATATTCTCATTCCCTATTAAGTCTCCAAAAGATTCTTTAACATATGATAACTATTGTCCCATCAAACACTTGGAACTATGGTTAGAGTATCAAAAATATTGGTGTGAACATAAGCCTAGTGTTACAGTAAACTATATAGATGAAAACTTTATGGAGATAGGTCAATGGGTATGGAAGAATTGGGATTGGGTATCAGGTATATCCTTCCTACCACATGTAGATCATGTGTATGATCAAGCACCTTTTGAAGTTATAGATAAAGAGTGTTACGAAGAAATGATTGAGCTGATGCCACACTCTATTGATTGGTCTGAGCTCAGCAATTGGGAACAAGAAGATACAACAGTTAATTCACACAGTCTAGCTTGTGTAAACGGATCATGTGAAGTTGTAGACATTACGGAGAATTAATTTTATGATTCACAATCTTGAAACAGTATATAGAAAGATGAGACTTAATGCTATGGTTTTACCTGCAGAAATGTTACTAGTACTAAAGGACATAGATCAAAGGCTATTAAAAATAGAAGGAAAAGATTCAGATGGAATGGAAAAACCTACCACTACTAGACCAAGATCTAGTAAAGTTTCTAAGAAAAAAGTATCCTCCAGTTGAGTATAAACAGGGGGAAAACTCAGTTGAGTTTACTAATGAAGCCATATTTAGAGGTGGTCAAATAGAAGTCATTAACACTATTGAACACATAATCAGTTTACAAACTAAGGGGAAAACTAATGCCACCAGGAGATCCGGTATATGACGACCTTCAAGCAAGACTAGAAAAAGCGGAGCAAAGAATTATAGATAAGGAGAAAAACAGACCGTGGATCGAAATTGCTAGAGAAGAGGGAATGGAAAGACTTCGCCGACAACTGGTTGATGAGGGTGATGCTAGGTTTAAAGAAATATTTGGATATAATATTCATGAGGGTGATCCTGGTCATGATGGTGGTGATCCAGAAGGTGCTACGTGGGAAGGTGATAGTACTCAGCTAGAAAGAGCTGGTCGTGATGAAGATAGTTTTATTGGTCACCTTGCTCAAGGTGAAACAGTTGTACCATCAGGAGTACTCAAAAAGAAAGCAGACAGAGATAGACTAAGATCCTTATTCGAAGAAGATGGTCTTGACATAGAGCAGTATACAGTTGGCAATGAAGATAATCAAATCAATCCTGAAACTGGGTATCCAGAATTTAGGCATAACAGAAAACAATCTGCCAAAGAAACTGCACGAAGAGCTAAACTTGGTGCACAAGGAAGAGCAGACGACTCTATGGCTAAACTAAATGCAAAGTATCCTGCAAGGAAACTAAAGCGAGGTGGCATTTCTGGAACTCAGTATAGAGCAAGGTATGCTAAGGCGAAGGCATTAATAGCTGCAACACTTAAAAAAGAACTGTTCGAAGAAAAATATACGAGTAAAGCCTCAGAAAAAAGACGAGAAGTTGTTTCCAAAAAGTATAAAGATGTTTCTAAAAAATCTCTGGAAAAACAAATACAACCACTTTTGCAAAAAAAACAAAGATTTGATAAAGCTAAAGCTGCTAGAGATCGTACTGCGAATCGATCGCTGCGTCAGCGTCATTATAGGATTATGAAGGCTGCGTCACTTTCGACTAAAGAAAAAGAGAAACTAGAAGAATTACAATTTGCTGCTGATCCAAAGGGAATCGGTAAAAGAGAATATAAATCTCTACCCATCTTAAAAAAAACTGGCAAAGAACAGATTCTAACGGGAGTAGATTTAAAAAGATGGAGAGAAGGTGGTGGTGATGTTGGAATGACGGGTGGTAGGGGATTAAAGAGGCTTGAGAGCTATGAAGCAAAAATAACTGCTAAATCAAGAGCAAAGATGAGAGCAGATCCAAGTGTTACTTGGGATGAGGCTGTAAAGGAATCCCAAAAAGAAGACATGGCACGAAGAGCACGGAACAGGAGAAGTAGGGGTGGCATAACCTCATTCATGAAAAAAGTTATGAAGCCTGTTGAGAAAGTTGTTACTGAGGTTGTTGAACCTGTTGTTAAACCAGTAATGAGGATACCTACAAAGATACCTAAGGCTGCCGCAGATGTTATTACAACAGTTGCTAAACCAGTTGTAAAGAAAGCTGTTACACCTGTTGCTAGAACTGTAGCTAGAAAAGTTGTTAAGCCTATAGCAAAGCCTGTTGTTAAGGTAGCTAAAGTAGCGGTTGAACCTGTACTCGAAGAAGTATCTGAAGTAATTAAAAAGGTACCTAAAGCTGCTTCAGATGTTGTTACAACCGTTGCTAAGCCAGTTACAAAGAAAGCTGTTACACCCGTTGCTAGATTTGTAGCTAGAAAAGTTGTTAAGCCTATAGCAAAACCTATTGTTAAGGTAGCTAAAAAAGTAGTTGAACCCGTACTTGAGGAAATATCTGAAGTAGTTACAAAGATACCTAAAGCTGCTGCAGATGTTGTTATATCCGTTGCTAAGCCAGTTACAAAGGCAGTTAAAGTAGTTACTGGAGAATATCTAAGAGAAAAAGCGGAAAGAGATGCTGCAAAGGCACAAAGAGCAGCTGATGCTGCTGCTGCTAAAGAGGCTGCTCGTAGACAAAAAGAAATAGATGATCAAATAGCAGCCTATGAAGCTAAGATGGCAGCAGAAAGAGCAGCATTCTTAAAACTATCTAAAGAAAAACAAAGAAAACTTAGAGCTGATATGATGGTTTCAAGAAGGAAGCATCAGTTAAAAATTTCTGAGTTAGGTAAAACTGGAATGCGGGTAACTGGAATTGTAGATGAAAGAGGAAGTATTCCTCTTCCTACTACTAGCCGTGGAAAAAGTGCTTGGCGAAGACGAAAACGTCAATCAATAAGACTTAAGAGGAGGATGAAATAATGGGTGGATTATTTGGAGGCGCACCAACAGTTACTGGTGGTATGACAGCAGAACAAAGAGAAAGCTTACTAGAAAAAGAAAATGAGTTCGCTAGAATAAGGGATGAAGAACAAAGAGAGTTTCTTAATACGCAAGAACAGCAAAGAATGGCTAGAGAAGAATCACAAAGAAGTTTTGCTAAACAAGAAGAAGCAGCTAGACTTGAAGAACTTGAAAGACAAGAGACAGAAGGTGCTGAAGTATCTGAAACCTTAGAAGAACCACAGGATGTAGATACAACTATGGCAGATATGTTTGCTTCCCTAGCTTATGGTACAGAGTTCATAGGTGAAGGCGAAGAAGACGATGATTATATGAGACCTGAATAACATGACTAATATAGCCAACAGATTCCGAACACTAGATGCATTAAGAACTAATAAGCTAGAGAGAGCACGATACTGTGCTTCTTTATCTGTACCTTCTATAATGCCTCCTGACGGATGGACTGAACAACATCAGTTGCCTCAACCATTTAGCTCAGTAGCAGCTAGAGGTGTTACGGCTATGGCTAGTCGTATGCTTTCAGCCCTACTACCCCTGAATGATATGCCTTTTTTTAAGTTTGAGATGGGTACTGGTTCTGAACCAGAAATAGAAGTTTCCAGTTTTCTCAATAACCTAAGCGAGCAAGTATATACCAAACTATCTAGTGGCAATCTCAGAGAGATTATATATCAAGCATTACAACATCTTATTATTGTTGGTGATGTTTTAATTATTATGGAAGACGATATGAAATTTAGAATTCTTCGTCTCGATAATTATGTATGCCGCCGTAGTGTATATGGAGATGTAGAAGAACTTATTTATCGTGAGTTTGAAACCTTACCTGAATCATTAAGTAGCGACGATGCTTTAATCTCTTCTTCGGAAGGCTATGATAACAAGAAAGGATATAAGGAAATATTTAATCGTGTTGTTATTAAAGATGATAAACACATCCTAACCAAACAAGATAGCGATGGAAACTCTATTAAGGGTGGTGAGTATACAGTATCACCTTATATATTACTGCGATGGTCTGGTATTCCTGGTGAAAACTATGCTAGATCTCATTGCGAAGACTTGATAGGTGACATCAAATCCTTAGAGGGTTTTACTGAAGGACTTATTAATGGTATTTCTGCCGCCTCTTTATTCTGGCAAGGAGTTGATCCTACAGGCATTACTGAGATTGATGATATTGCTGGGTCTCCTTCCGGTGCTTTTGTTGCATCTAGACCTAACGAAGTATTTACTATATCTCCAGCTACTACAATGAATCCTCAGATCCAATCTACTCAAGCGGGTGTTGAGATTCTTCGTAAGGAAATTGGTAGGGCTTTTCTATTAGACTCAGCAAGTATTCCAAGTGGTGAAAGGGTAACAGCTACTGCTGTCCGAATGATTGGACAAGAACTTGAACATGTACTTGGTGGAGCTTTCTCCGCTATTGCTAGAGATCTTATGAAACCTATCGTTAAACGTACAGTATTTCTTATGACAACTAAGGGTGAAGTGGATGAGCGACTACAAGAAATGTTTACCAAAGAAGGTATACTTAGTGTAGCTATTGTTACAGGTTTACAAGCTCTTAGTAGAGACTCCGATCTGCAAAAACTAATGCAGATGGGTGAGATGGTTAGAAACTTACCTGAACAAGCTGCTGCTATGTTTAGGTGGGATGCATATGGCAATGCTCTTATCAGCTCTTTAGGATTTAATCCAGACCAGTGGATTAAAAGTGAAGAAGATGTTAGGAATGAGCAGATGGAAAAGGCACAAGCACAAGCACAAATCCAAGGTGCTGCTGAAAGCCAAACTATGGTTAATCAAGCTATGACTCAAGGTGGATTAGATGCTGCTATGCAAGATATAGAAGCAACCGGTGGTCAAGGTGTACAACAAGCAATGCAACAAATGCAAGGAGCTCAATAGATGGCAACAGAATATGCAAACTCTTTCTCTATAGCAACAGAAAGTGGCTACAAAACTAGAGAAACTGCTAAGTCTTCTGCCTTATCGAGTGCTACTAATTCTTTAGCTAGTCTAACTATAGATGCTGATACTCATGTTATAGAGAACAAAACAATTATAGCTGGAGTAGTGGTAGTTGATGCATATGATACGGC